GCTACAAGCGACAGGCATCAAGCGTCAAGCGACAGGCGGCAAGCATCCCAGCCTTCGGCCACAGGCGGGTGGGTGGGCCCACAGGCTACAAGCTCTCGGATCGCGGACCCTGGATAAAGTTTCACGGATCGTGGAGCGAGGGTCTTGACTAAGATATAGCTATCCTTTGGATGCTTATAATGAAACGCTATTTGGTGGGGTGAGAACCGTATCTTCTTACTACTTGTTACTTTTAACTCAATAGTGAAAAACCCACGCTTATCACCATAACCAAGTATGTCTGGTATCCCTGCAGATGCCCAACTTTCTAGTCTTATAAGGGAAAATGTATTAAGTTTTTCTTTCGTTTCTAGCCAGAAGGCTGACTCTGGTTTCAAAGTAATTACTCCACTAGGATTAACATACGATATTTCTCTTTTGCACCAATAATTTGGTTCTCTACCAACTTAATTTCTTTGATATTGAACTCACGTTGCAAAGGATTTCTACCTTGTGGTATCACCATTTGTACTTTTGCATGACTACCGACGGGACTTTCACAGAATTTTTCTAGGACCTGCATCAAAGCCTTAGTTGTGTATGATGACATTTTTAATGTATGGTTTGTCTATTGATACCGGTTAGGTGTTCAAATATTTCTAGTTGCTCTGGGTTCATAGATTGCAATATAGGTAATATATGTTCCGTTCTAAAAAAATGGACATCTTGTTTTTGTAGAATCTCCATTGCTTCTTTAAGCTGTTCTTGGAACTCTTCTTCTTCTTTTTTGTTTTTGAATGTCATAGTATTCATATTATAACTTACCTCTTTTCTTTCAAGTGTGAAGTGAGGACTAAGACTATAGTTTTTAGGAGGAACATATTCTGTAAAAAGACCCTCACTTCAAGTAAATCAGTATCACAATTTACTTGCTTTTACAATATATATTTTCTATAAGAGGGTATGGGTTTACCTAAAGTATTAACAGAACAACAAACAAAATTTGCAACACTGCTAGTTACGAATGAAGGACGTAAGTCTCCAACTGAATGTGCTATCGAAGCTGGTTATGCAGAAGGCTCTGCACATGTAAGAGCTTCGGAGCTGCGCAACCCTAGAAAGTTTCCTTTGGTTGTTAAATATATTGATGAGATTAGATCAGAACTACAAGAAAAATATAGAGTAGATTATGGTTCTCACATTACAGAATTAGCTAGACTTCGAGAAGAAGCTAGAGAGAAAGGTGCTTGGTCTGCAGCAATCAATGCAGAAGTAGCCAGGGGTAAAGCTGCCGGGTTATATATAGAACAAAAGATTATCAAACACGGTAAGCTAGAGGACCTTAGTGAAAGAGAATTAGAAGCTAGGTTGTCTGAGATTATAGAGGATAATAAGTTATTGTTAGAACATGAGGACGTAGAAAGTTTAAAAGATAAGGTTAAAAAACCTACAGAATTAAAAATTGTAGAACCAATAGAAGATTAAATTTTTCTTATACTTTTAATGCAACCTCTAGGAAATACATTTCTATCTCCAAAAGTATATCCTTCTTCATCATTGTAGTAGTATGTTGCAAAAGTAATGACTCTGTCATTATCTTCATAAAAAAGATATCCTTCTGTTGTAGCCACCTGTGGTTCCATTTTTCTTATAGTATCTTCAGAACCCCAGCCTGTCTCTCCTGATATGTCCAACCATTCAACTCTATATTTCTTCCAAGGGAATTTCTTAAACATAATCTCACTATAAGGGAGAATTTAGGTAAATCAAATTTCAAATTAGTAAAACAAAAAACCTCTTCACGCCAAGCTAGGAGATTGAAAAGTATTGAAAAATATAGCTTTTTTGAAATCTACTCTACCACGTCTACCACGGCCGTGGTAGACCAAAATCGTGCTATTATTATTGAAAAATAAGGTGTTTTCTCACTCTACCACCACTACCAGGGGTTGGGACCATATTTTTTTTTTTAAAAAAATGTTTTCCTAAATCTCCCCTTACCACGGCCCACGGTCCACGTGTCAAGAGTCGGGAAAAAAGGTTTTCCCGTACTTGACAACGGTTCAATTATAGTGTTCTGCGGATAAAGTTAGGAAGCTTGCCTTCTTCTTTCCAAGAAACATAAGCAGCTTTCCAATCATTTTTATATTCAGCCTGTAGAAATGCTTTCATAGCATTATCAACGTCGGGTTCTAAGGTAAAAAAGTTACCTAAAGCTTTTAATAGTTTAGTCATTGTAATTTCCTTTCATGGTCCATGTTCTATCAAAAAGTCAAGAGAAAAGAATTGCTGATTTTTAACACCAGGTATGCTAAACTACGCATAGAAAGGCGATAGGCATTAAAACAGGAAGGTAATTTCGTGTGTAATGGCAATACAATTTATAGAAGTCTAGTCAATTTTTAACAACAGTATTCACTCTGTCGTCTTTCGACTATAAAAGGTCTTCTATTAATCCGGCTTGAACACAAGTAAAATTTAATTCGGCCCCTGTGTCAGCCAAATCTGTCGCCACTAATTGATAATATTCGTTGCAACTCTCATAAGTAGGATGAACGACTTCAGAGGCCATGCGAACACATTTGTAATCAACACCTTGGCCTAAACACACCCAACCTACTAAAAAAAATTTTAACATTATAATCCTTGGTTAATCTTACCATAGTATTGATCTACTCGTCGAAGAAATTCATGTTTATAATGCTTCAATTGCGCGCCACTGATAATCCATTCTTGATAATAATTGTCAACGGAACACATCATAATCACCGCTTTGTCAATAGAGGTCCCATAAACATAATCATGCGCCATGGCATAAGCAGAGAGCTGCAGGAAATAATCCTCGATCCACTCTTCACGTTTGGGTTTATTCGTCTGTTTGAAGTCAATGATCGTGATCTCACCGTCGTGTTTCGCGACCAAATCTGCACTGCCGGCGTACAATCCAGGGTAATACATCAGGGCCTCGATACCGTAATACCCCTCTAGACGGTCCTCTAAACCGTTTTTTATGATCTGTGTTGCCATGCTATGAGCGTTTTGACCAATCGGAGTCAAATCGAGGTGTTGTTGACCCGATACCCACCCTTCAATGATATGGTGCATCGACGTTCCGCGTTTCGAGGCGTCCGCTACAATCTTCTTGGCCTTCTCTTCACCAATTCTTTTTCGCCATTCTTTCAAAAACGATTTGTCTTTTGTCTCACCAAGTATGGTTGTGACACTCGCCAACGATGTTTGATCTTGGACATCATAGGTCCTGCCCTTGCCTTCCGTGTCGCTTCGAACAAACGACGTCGGATAATAAAATTCATTAATCTTCTCCATCTATCTCCTTCCAGGGAATATACCGGAGGCGTACTCCCATTTCTTTTTGTTCTTCGGATAGCGCACGATAAATACGTCCTCCTTCATCATGCGTTCCCGATTTTGTTTTCCGAGTGCTTTCGGTTTTAACATCTACTAAAAAACTATTTCCCTTGTCATCCGTGACAACAAGATCAAAAGGACACAAAGGGTCCAATGATAGGGAAACGTAGAAACCATTCTTGGTATATTCTGCAGCTGCTATTAACTCGGAACTAATGCCTTTAATCGATTTTAGATTAGTGGCCATGCTTCAACTCTTGTGATAAGTAAGACGGTAATCATCACCAACGATACTTTCATGTAATACAGGTCGCTCAACTTTGATATGTCCTTTCCCATTACAACGAGAACATTTTAACACAACGCTCTCGTTCTTATTCCTTCTTGTTTCTATATAACCTAGTCCTTGGCATTCACTACATTTGAATTTAGCTTTTGCCATTTTTCTTTTTAGTTTCTTTGCGGGCTAGATATTCAATAGTCTTTGATATTGTCAAAGGCGCTTCAAATATCTCTTTGCTTAAATTAACTAAAATTTTGTACGTTTCACTCGGTACAGATACCGATTTATATTTTTGTGTATCAGGCATTTCCTTTTGCTCCATAATTTTTCTTTGAATAAAGTAACATTGAAGTAAGTTTTTTATATTCTTTCAAATTTTCTTTTGCTTCTTTGCTTCTAGGTTTGGGTAGATGACTCTCAACGAGAGATCCTACCTCCTTTTCATATTCTTTAAAGTCTTCGTCTTCTTGTAGCATTCTATAATACTCGTTTGTTTTTGACATTATTCTTCTCCTTCATTAATGATATTATTATATTACCTGCTTCTTGTTCTGTATTCGCAAAACAAAAATCACCAATCTCATGTTTGATTACAACGTTCAAAAATTCTGCAAGAGTCTTGCCTTTCATTTCTGCTACACGTTCTAATTGCTTATCTATTACGTACATCTTGTACCTTCTTTCTATTTATTATTATATGGGATAATATACTACAAAATGGAGAGTTGACAAAGAAAAAAATATAATAAAAAATGAAGGTTCTTCTTCACTTTTGTTGCTCGTCCTATCATTCGATAGGGCGGGCCCCTACTCTTTTAGGTTCTTTTCGATATCTTGTTGTAAAGTGTGAACTTCCAGAGCAATGCGATTAAGATCATCAACAACAGGTTTGATAACACTGCTTGTATCTCCTTGATATTTTTTTCGTACGTTTTTAACAACGCGATGTAAAACTTTTAATTGACGTAGGTATAATTCTTCTCTCATTATTTTTGTTCCTTAAATTCGTAGAAATAATTAGTGTCATCTCCGGCTGTCCACTTACTGATTGATTCCACATTATATTCTATTGTTGATACTTTGAAGTCGGGTTGTTTAGGTTCAGAAGGTGTCAATGACTTATCATAGAACAACGTTCTGTTATTGGGTTGAGCTGCGAAGTGACCATTATCTAATTCAATAATATTAAAAGATTTGTGTTCTTGAGGAACTTGAGAATAATTAATATTAGGTAAGTTATGATCAGCATGGCAGCTATCAATTGTAAAAAGATATTCTCCTTGATACCATTTCTTTGAAGGTGATAAATATTTTGCCCTGGGTGGCACTGTTGTCTTTTCAATAACTGTGATGTGATAACTAAAAGCATCCCACAGTTCTAATTCTTCTAAAGGTAAATCATCTTTGACTTTGGGTGAATTAACAAAAGCACTGATAGGAAGTTTATCATACAAAGCAGCATACTCAGGTATGTATGTTTCAAAATACAAAGCCCTGCCTTGAATAGATTTAACCGTAGCCCAGATACCTTCGACATACTCACCATGTCCTTTTTCTAAATCATAAAGATATTGTTTTTTTACCCATACTTTAACAGGTGGTACGTTTGCTACTAAAAAACTCATTTAATCTCTCCCCAATTTTTTCCTTTTTCATAATCGACTTTGTTTGGAACCTCTAGTTTAACAGCTTCTTCCATAACCTCAATTATTTTCTGAGCTTGCTCGGGACTTTCTACAGAAACATCCAATTCATCATGTATTTGAATCATAGGAATAACTCCTTCTCGATACAATTTGACCATAGCAATCTTCGTCATATCAGCTGCACTACCTTGGATAAGTTTGTTCAAAGCTTTGTAAGTAAATGCTCTCTTGATACCAGGGCCATGTTCCGCTAGTGCGTCTGCGTGAGGCAAGGGTTTATGTATACCAAAACTAGCGGGTTCCCATAAATCAAAATGACAAACACGACCACCAATAGTGCGAATGCGTCCCCGTTCTTGTGCTCTCCTTGATACAGCATCGATGAGTTGTTTGACGAATGGAGCTCGCTCGTGATATTTCTTCAACAGTTTCTCTGCTTGCTCGACTAACAATCCTAGTTCTGCCATGAGTTTATTCTTACCCATGCCATACATCAAACCTAAGTTAATTGTCTTGGCATCTTTTCTATCAATGTCAGCCATCTCTGCTACCGCTTGGTGGAAGTCAGCATCACCTTCACGATACGCGTCCACAATATCACTAACACCTTGTAGTTGTGATAGAGCTGCGTAATGAACCACGATCCTCGGTTCTTGTTGAGAATAATCGAAAGCACCCCATACACAGTTCTCTTCTGGTAAAAATAAACTACGAATNAACGGACCAATCTTCTTNCTTCGAGCGGGGATTTGCTGAAGATTGGGATTGGAATAAGAAAATCGGCCCGTTACCGTTCCACCGTCATCAGATCGTATTTGATTGATGTCCGCATGAATTCTTCCTTTGTGCTCATGTTCTAAAATTGTATCAATAAAAGTTGTATGTGCTTTGTTTATTTCTCTCGCCTGAGCAATGGCTTGTGCAATTTCATTAGGGTGTTGTGATAAAAAGTTCTTGGTAAAACTAGGAGCTCCTGTAGCTGTTTGATCATAGGGTAGTTTGAGTTTGTCAAAGACTTTAGCTATTGATGTAGCTGCCCATATCTCTACGTCCATTCCTGTTTCTTTTTTTATTTTTTGTAAGAATTGTTTTTCTTCTTTGATTAAATCTTTTTTTATAATGTGAGCTTTCTCCAAGTCTACTCGTACTCCTTGAAATCTCATATCAACTAAACAAGGAAACAACTCTGTCTCTACATTAAAAATGTCCCATAAATCTTGCGATGTAATCTCTTGTTGTAATCGCTCCCATAGTTTCAGTGTTGCTACAGCGTCTTGTTCAGCATACTCTCCGACATGCATTGCCGGCAATCTCCACATTTCTTTTTTAGGATTGATGCCCCATTCTTTTGCAGCTTCAAATAATATCTTTTCGTTTTTACCTACACCCACATATTCTTTGGCTAGAGAGTTTAAGTTATATCTCAATCTATTCTCATTGACTAAAGATCCCGCTATCATGGTGTCAACAATACGTCCATTAATCTGTAAACCATAGGCACGTATCCACGATACGTCATACATCGCATTGTGAAATATTTTTGTAGCTGGAGTTTTCAAAACATCTTTGAACCAATCCATAACAATTTTTTTGTCAATGTTACCACCGCC